GAAAAACTTAAACAAATAGGTATAGGTTCTGTTGGTGGTGTTGTTGGAGATAAAGTAATTAAAGGAATTGGTAAAGTACTAGCTCCTGGAACAAAAGCTATACAAGAAATGAGAAAGTTAGGAGTAACAGGAACAACAGGTCAAAAATTAGGTGGTATGTTTAAATCTATGGAAGAATTTGCAAAATTTATACCTATAATAGGAGGAGCTATTGATGAAAAACAGGCTTCTCAAGTATTTAATTTTAATAAAGGTATTATATCAAATACTTTAGCAAAAATAGACAGTAAAGCACTAATAAATTTTAATAAATTAGGAGACGAAACAAAACAAACAGGTATTGAAGGAATAAAATATTTAAAAAAATACTTAAATGATAGCTACAATAATATATATAACACTTCTGGATTAAAGTTTAATTTTAATCAAAAAACAGGTCAACAACTCTTAGATAAATTAAATAAACAAGGGCTTAATAGTTTAGATGATATAAAAGAAGTGCAAAAATTTATAGATAAAGAAATATCGCAACGTACGTTTCTTTCTTCTGATTCTCAAAAAATAAATCAAAAAGGTATAGAAATTATATTACCTAAAAAAGTAAATGAATTAACAGGTAAACAATATAAAGAAATAGATAAAATATTAAGAAAAAAAATATCAGCTAATTTAGAAAAAAATACAAGTTTAGCAAACGCATATTTAGCAATAAAAGATACACTAAAAGATAATTTTTATGAGCAAAATAAAAACGTAGTTTATAAAACATTAGACAAAACACAAAAAAATGCTGTAGAAAGTTTAAGGGCTATTGATGAAGGCTATTCTAAATTAGTAGCTATGATTACTGCTTCTGGAGATTTAAAAATAAAAAATACAGCAGGTTTGTTTACTCCAGAAACATACAGAAAAGCTATTAGAGATACTGATTTATCAAGAATGAAACAGGGTTATCTTTTTGATACTAGACCTGGAGCTAAAGAAGCTAAAGAAGCTGTAGAAATGTTAGGAAATGATGCTGAGTTTTATAGAGGTAGAGAAGCATTAACCAGATTAGGAAGATTTACAACATTTGGTGGTTTAGGAGGAGCAGGAGTAGCAGGAGCAGATATTGCTACTACAGGTGGCTTGGGAATTGTAGGAGGTAGGTTATTATATACTGATGCAGGTCAGAAATTATTTGATTTAATACTTATGGCAAGACCTACATTTGTAAGAAAAACAGGAGAAACAATACAAAAAACACCAGTAGGTGTTAGTTCTGTTGTTGGTGCAGAAACATCTCAAGAAATGTTTGAAAATAGAGGAATGATGACTGAACAATGATAGACCCAATAACAGCACTTGCCACAGCTACTGCAATATTTAATGGACTCAAGACCGCTGTTAAAGTAGGCAAAGAAGTAGAAGAGATATATACTCAACTAGGCAAGTGGGCTACTGCTGTTGAAGATGTAAAAGAACATATGAGCCAAGAAGAGAAAAAGCCTTCTATGTTCAAAAAGATTACTTACTCCAAGTCTGCTACTGAAGCTGCTTTTGATGAAATGGCTTCTAAGAAGAAGATTGAAGATATGGAGAAGGACTTGAAAAGTATGTTCTATGTTGGTGATCTTTCATTTTTAGGCATTACAGGTTATCGTCAGTTTATAAAAATTAGAAGAGATATCAAAGCCAAAAGAGAACGTGAAGTATATCAACAGATGCGTAGGAGACAAGCGTTTCTATATCATACTAAGATGGGATCAGCAATAACTATAATGGTTCTATTACTGTCTTACCTAATATACTCTTTAGTAGATATGATTATGGAGGTTAGTAGATGATTAGCATACTGTTTAGCACACTAATAGCCACTACAGTTCCACAACAAGATGCTTACTATTGTAGGCTTAGTTGGTTTCAAGAAGGCTCGTGTATATATCAATGCCAAAATGGATATGAAAGATTTACATGGTCTGAAGAAGAAGAAGTAAATGGCTGTAAATTAATGAAGAAACTTTATAAAACGTAAACGGAGTAGATAAATGTTGCAACTATTGACAGGTTTATTACCAGTAGCAGAGAAGGTACTAGATAGGGTTATCCCTGACCCTAAAGCTAAACAGAAAGCATTACAAGAGTTGGCTAAGTTAGAACAAGAGGGTGAACTAGCCAAGATAGAAGCTGAGTTTGCTGATTTAGATTCTGCTAGAAAACGTGAAATGGAGATAGCCACATCAGTTGCTGCACCTTTCCTAAATAAAATAGTCACCCCTGTACTAGCACTTGGAACTGTATCTCTATCATTTATACTATTTTGTGTTGTTATCTTTGTTGACGTAGATGTTAACTCAGGTGCTAAAGATATTTTGATATACGTACTAGGTGCGTTAAATTCAGCTATGACAATGGTTCTTGCATATTATTTTGGCTCTTCTATAGGCAGTAAAGACAAAGATGATAAGTTAGACACTCTTGTTAAGTAATGTTTGGTTTTGCACATTCATGGTTTCCACCAGAAAGGAATTGTATGGTAAATTTTGGTAAGTATTTTAATAGAGATGAGTTTGTTTGTAGTCATACTGGAGAAGCAAAGATGAATCAAGACTTTCTTGATAAGCTAAACCAGTTAAGAGAGTATTATAATAAGCCTATGATAATATCTTCTGGTTATAGAGATGTTACGCACCCTATAGAGGCTGTCAAGAGTAATGGAGGCGCACACACCACTGGTTGTGCTGCTGATGTAATGGTAGATCGTGGTGATGCTTATAAAGTGCTTGAATTAGCGTTTAAAGTGGGTATGACAGGCATAGGAGTAGCACAGAAAGGCGGTGCTAGGTTCTTACATTTGGACTCCATAGAAAGCTCTACAGAGCGTCCTAGACCTACTGTGTGGAGCTACTAATTTAGTATTAGTATCTTAAATAAAGCTGTAAATACAAGTATAGGACAAATTAGCACCACTAAAGCAGCTATTCCGCCCACAATCATTAAGAACACAGAATCATCTTTTTCTGCCATCTAAGGTCTCCCAATGTAAGTATTCACATTCTAATCTGAGTTGTTCATCAGTAAGTTTAAATTGTGCTTTACCTACTGCTTGTCCGTCATCATATCCTGTTTGATAAGCAGTCTGCCATAGCTCATGTACTTGCTTTTGATTGTTAAACAACACAAGATAGCTTACAGTAACTCCTAATATAAATACAAGTATATTAGTCATCAAAGTCCACACATATTCTAATTATAAAAAAGTCAATAACAAGATAACTACCACTATATAGGTAGTCATCTTGAGTACTAACGTATTCAAAGCCTAGCATAAACCCTTTTATAGGTGAGTATGATATCTCCATTATTGCACCTCACAACTTCCACTAGAACAGGCTAGTTCTTGTACACCTTTAACATTATCTTCGACCTCTACCAAGCTATTCCAATCTATCTTAGATGGTGTAGCCTTTACTAGCTCTTCATACTGCTCTTTAGTACACTCCTCATATGGTGCTTGTCTGTAGCTACCACCATCATAAGGTAAGAATGATATGCCTGATATATCATCAAAGTTCTTCCATACCCATGCTCCTACTTCCATCCACTCCTCTTCTTTAACACTAATGGTTACACTAGGCTTATGTTCACACCAGTAGTTCTGATACATTAACCATATCTCTAGGTTATCCGTAACTGTTAAATCTTCCCTAACTCTAGCACCATCTGGGGCTTTTATAGGAAACGAGAATACTACTGTTGAGTCTGGTTTCATAACACAATCTTCAGTATGTACTCCTACTTCTTGTAAAAACTTTGACAAAGGGTCTTTTTTATCTCCACGAACCCTGCGTATGTAATAAGGGCTATGCCTAGTATGTATACCGCTGGAAGAGTCAACAAGCTGAGAAACAGTACCAGAGGGCTTAACACAAGTAATAGCAGTAGATTGAGGTATTCCAAGAAGAGTGGATAACTCAGCATTAGTTTTAACTGAAGTTTCTCTAAGAATCTGTAAGTTTTCTTTTGTTGTATCACTGACTTCTCCCATCATCTTATTATCTAAGATACCTGTTAAAGATACTCCAAGCAACCTTTCTTCTTCTGTGTTATTTTTCCACACTTTACGCAAGTAAGGAAATTTAGTTAATGTAGACTGCCAAGTACCAAGTATAGTCGCTATCTCTACCTTGTTCTTTAGCGTCTCTAAAGTATCTTCTGCCCTTACTACTACCTCTGTAAGGTTACAGAACTGATATGGACGTAAAATTATCTCACTACAGGGGTTTGTGCCAAACTCAAAGTTATCATCTCTTCTGCCATTCTTAGCTACCTGTCTCTTAGAAGCTGCTCTGCTAAATATACCTCTTTCACCAGATTTGCTTTCATATAGACTATGCCATTCTTTCATAAACTGACTAACAGTAGGTTTTTCAGTATAAACAGCAGAGTTGTTTGCTAAAGCTCTTTGTGGATTATATTCCCACCATGCTCCATACTTACAATGACGCATCTTATCATCTTCTAGTTCTGATAAAGATATCATAGCTGATCTTCTTACACCACCAACTACAACAACTTCTCCAATCTTACACAACAAGTCGTGACAGTCTATAGAAGATAGTTTCTTACCTGCTGATTGTTTAAACTTAAATATAGTAAACTGAAACAACTGCTCTAGTGGTGCTGATCCTGACGCTCTACCACCAAATGTTTTTAATCTAGCACCTGCTGGTCTTACTTTAGATAAGTCATACTTAGGAACTTCACCACTATATAACAAAGCTATTAGCTGTCTTAATGCCTTAGCCCAACCTTCTTTGCTATCTGCTACTGCTATGGTTGTGTCTGACTCAAACAACTGCTCTGGTATCTCTGGTAGCTGTGATACATATTGTTGCTCCACGCTAAACCCTACACCTGTACCACACAAGAGTATATACATAGCTTCATCAAAGGCTTTTACATCATCTATAGGCAAGTATGAGCAGTTATAACCAGCAGTGTTATCTCTATCAAGTGCTTTACCAGCAGTCATTATGGCTCTCATGCTAGGCATTACTTCAAAGTTCTCTATAGCACTTTGTACTCTAGTAAGTGTTATAGGGTCTACCATATGTCCATGTTCACTTTCTAAATGTTTTACCATAAAACCAACATAACGTTCTACTGATTCTTTCCAATCTTCTCTTCTACTTTGCTCTGGTAAGTACCTTGCGTATCTACTCTTTGCAATAAATTGACTATATGTGTTCATTCAGTTAAATCCTCTTCTAATTGGTCTGCTTTATCTTCTACTTTATCTAAAAATCTATCTACTATTTCTTCTGATGTTATATCCAATACTTCTAATAATGTTATCTCATCAAGTTGATAGAGCTTATCACAAATATCTCTAATTGTCAATGCCATAATTAACTCCAGTTAATACCTTTAGTTTCTTCTAGCAACTGTATCATCTTATCAAGATACCATCTAGCTTTCTTAGCATCTTCAATAGGCTTACCTTTACTAAACAACCTAGAACCTGTGTACTTAATTACGTTGCCTTGACAGTATGATATAGCCTCATACTTACCTAACACATCTACTATATAGTCTATTGTTTCTATTTTCCCGCTGTTGTAGTGTGGTGGGTGATTAACATTGTCCATATCTTCCCATAAAGGGTCTTTCTGTTTTTCCCACTTTTTTATTTCATCTTTTATAAGCATATTTTTTCCTTAAATAATCTAAGCTAACAAACATTTCATCAAACTGTCCATCTTTTACTTCATGTAATACTACTAAACCTCTCCAATGATTATTACCCTGATTACCCATGTATTCTTCATTGTGTAAATAACAAGAACCAGCAATGATACAAGTAATAGCTGATCCGTCTGCCCTTCTGCCATATGCTACTTGTCTGCCTTGTTGGTGTCCTACAACACAACTCTGGTGAGTCTTAGAAATCATACATGAAGCTGATCCTATCGGTCTACCCATAACACCACTAACTAGGTAATGAGAGTAAACCACACCATCAATAATAACAGGATCAAGGAAATCAAACACCTCCCAACCAGCTTCTGCGTATCTGAGATCATCAATACCAATAGTGCCGTAGAGTTTAGGGTCTCCTTCTGTTGCTCTGTCAATTCTGTTTTCGTGGTTGCCAAGCGTGAGAACCATTCTTGGTCTATATTGCTTCTTCTTATCTTTTCTACATTTTTCATTGTAATCCCTCAAAGGTGCTAATAAAATATTCATACCTTTAACTGCTGCTTTAATATCGTCTTTATATCTTCTACCTTCAAATGACTTTTTACCAACATCATAGCTTGATAGTGATGGCATATCTGCAAAGTCACCAATCTGAATTAAAACATCTGGTTGTTTTTCTACTATATATTGTCCAATCCACTCTAAGTAAGATAAATCAACACCTGGTTTTACTTGAGTGTCGGGTATAATTAAATGTTTCAATGGTTAACCTTTCCCAAAAGTTTAAAATAATATTCAGCATCAACAATAGCTAAAGGTTTACTTCTGTTTTGCTTGACTATCACTACTGGTTCTGCTCCTCTACAGTTAGTGCTTGCTTGCTCATAAAAACCATATACTGCTACCTTTTGTCTTGACTTACATTCAATAGATATATTAGCTTTCTCTCTTGCTGTAGGACTTAATAGTACATCTTCACCACCACAACCCATAGATGTTGACCTAACATCATCAGTCTGTAAATGTAATTTCGATACTATCTGATCCCTCACCCACTGTTGTAACATTCTTCCCTTGTTCTTTCTGCTGCTGGTTTTCAAAATATATAACCTCTTTTTTAGTTATCCATTTCTTAGGAATGTGCATACGAGTATTAGAGTGATCTATTGATATTGTAGAAGCAATACAAATAGCTTCTTTATTCTCATCTACTACATAACCAACTGTAATACACTTATGCGTTTCTGCTGTGGCTGT